ACCCGTACCCGGACCCGTCCCCGTACCCGTCCCCGTACCCGTCCCCGGACCCTTTAATCCAAAACTTGCGCTTATTCATGGATTGCATCGAACGCTGCGCGCGCCGCCTCCGATGTCGGGATAAGCTCAATCGCCTGCGTCAGTTCGATCAAAGGAACGCTGACGGAAATGCGCGATCCGCTTTTCTTGACGCCAGATGTTGCGACCTCGGATAGCGTGAATGCGCCCTCCCATTTATAGAGCCGGCGAGCATCTTTCAACACGACATTGGTGCCGGACTTTTCGGCAACAATCCCGATGTGGACTCCGGCTGAATAGTTGCGTACGACAACATGCTTGCCGAGACAGGGCGAACGCTCTGGCGCATCAAGCGTGGGAGCATTGAGCCCCCCAGCGAATAATGCGGCGAGTTCTCGGGCTTCGCGGATTGTGATGTTTTCGATATTTGACACTTGGCTCTCCATCGATCGGATTGTTCCGATGGATGGAGATTGCGCTTTCCGCAATTTATAGTCAAGTGGCTAGGATGAAAAAATTGCAAAAATCGCGGTTGACAAAGGTTGCAAAAATCGCAATCATAGCGGCATGAAATCTCAAGCCGAACGCATTATCGAGAAATTTGGCGGGGCATCTGTCGTGGCGAAAATGCTCGGAGTTGACCCCTCGCGCCCATATCGCTGGATGTATCCTAAAGCCTCCGGTGGGTCAGGCGGGATCATTCCGGCAAAATATCATGAAGCGCTTATGCGTCATGCACATGAGCGGGGCGTCGATCTGACACCGCATGATTTTTTTGCGCCTGTTGGTGCGGCCGCGCCGAAACAAGAAGCTCGCAAATGAGCGCGCCTCTCGCCCTTTTCTCCCTCCGCGCGTCGTCATATGCGCGCGGCACCTTGGCGGCGCCAGCTGGCGCTAGTGTTGTGCGATGGCGCCGCCTCTTTTTTTCACAAGCACATTATCGGGAGCACCGACAATGCCTAAGCTAGGCCAGAAACACCTCCCCGAGGCAATCGAGAAGATGCGCGCGGCGAAGCTAGGCCAGAAATACCTCCCCGAGACGATCGAGAAGATGCGCGCGGCGAAGCTCGGCAAGAAGCGCGTGGTTTCCAGTAATTGAGTTTCAAAGTTTCGCGGCGGCGTTGAAGGAAACGCGGTGGCGTTGAATACGGGCTCGCCACCTGTCGGTACAAGAGCACCGTTAAACCGACCAGCCGGTATCAAGCCCGGCCCGCGAAAGCCCTTCACAGGGCATCTATTTCAAGGAGGTAGACATGCGAAAAGCACGTGAATTCATCGCTTCCATTATCGTGTGGATTATTGCGGGATTGGTTTGGCTTTTCGATGTCGTGGCCACGCCAGAATTTAAAGCGGAGATGGAATAATGGACCTGAAAGATGTCGCCAAGCGCACTGCGCTTTTCCATTATGATCCGCGCCAGTTGTATGTTCTTCCTGGCTTCAACTCACGCGCCGTGGACGACCCGGCCAATCGACAGCATATCGAGGAACTGGCGGGTTCTATAGCCCAGCTCGGTGTTCGCCAGCCTCTGACGGTATTCATCGAAGACGACAAGGTTTTCGTATCGGATGGCCATTGCCGCCTCGCCGCGACCTTGCTTGCAATCGAACGTGGCGCGGACATCAAGACGGTCCCGGTGCTGCAAGAGCCACGCGGCGCCAACGAGGCTGACCGCGTCTTTTCGCAGATCGTCAGAAATTCCGGCAAGCCACTTACTGCATTCGAGCAGGGCGCAGTCTACAAGCGATTGGTCGGTTTCGGTTGGACTGTGGCACAGATCGCGGAAAAATCAGGCAAGAGCATCAGCCATATCAACCAGGCTCTCGATTTCCAAGAGGCCCCTGATGAGGTCCACAAGCTTGTAACAAGCGGCCAAATCTCTGCGACGCTCGCCGCGAAGGTCGTCCGTAAGAGCGGGAAGAAGGAAGGCGCGGCAGCACTTGCCATGGCCGCCAGTATTGCGCGTGATGCCGGGAAGCCGCGCGTGACAGAAAAACAGCTCCCGCCAACCGCCTCACCGGAACGGCAAATTGATCGGCTTATGTCGGCGTGGGAAGCGGCGGGATCGGAAGTTCGCGAGCGTTTTCTGGCGACGGTATCCGCCCCGGTGCTATCTGGTGAGCTTGAGCAGACTGCGGCATGAAAGGCGAGGATGCCTTGCAAATGCAGGTCGTCACGTGGTGCCGATGGGTACTCACGCCAGATTACAAAATTTTCGCGATTCCCAACGGAGGGAAGCGACACATTGCTGAAGCGAAAAAACTCAAGTTGACTGGCGTGCTTCCCGGAGTTTTCGATTTAATGATCATTGGCCCGAAGCCAAACTGTTTTTGGATCGAAATGAAAATGCCGAAAGGGAAACTTTCTGAACATCAAGAAGAGTTTCGATCCTTCCTACAAGATAGCAAGTGGGAATTTGGAATTGCGCATTCTCTTGCCGAGGTTCAGGCGCTGTTCATAAAGTGGAAAATTCCAACAAAGATGTCAAAATAGGGATGCGTAGAATGCTAGATTTTCCAGCAAACACAATCAGGTTTAGGCGTATGACCAGCGGGGAGATAACGCATGCCGCGTGGCTCCGGTCGCGAGGACGGACTTTCCGAGAGATCTCTGTGGAAATGGGATTCGGCGAGGAAACAATCCGCTGCGCCATCCATCGCCATCCTCTCTTGGTTGGCGGGGGCGCTTGCCAATTCGAGATGACGACAGCCAAGCCGGAAACGCTATTCTTGAACGTGGTGCGTGCGAATGTATTGCACCTAATGGACATCAAAAACGCCGGTCATTCCCCGGCGCGGACAGAGCTTTGCATCGGACCGGACAGCCGGACACTTCGCCCGCGATCGGCGCCATTGCGGGAAACATCATTCATCGGATCTCCCGGCGCTTCTTGTGCGGAGGCGTAGGAGATGGATGATTACGCTAAATTCCTAACCCGCAAGCGCATGGTTGATCCGTCAACGGGGCTGACCAAGATCGGCGCGCTTCCTGCATTTCTCAAGCCTCACCAAGCAGACATTGTGCGATGGGCGCTCCATAGGGGCCGGGCTGCAATCTTCGCCGGCACCGGCCTCGGCAAGACACTGATGGAACTGGAATGGGCGCGGCAGGTCGCGGAGCAGACTGGCAAGCCGGTTCTTTCATTTGCCCCGCTCGCCGTCTCTAATCAGCATATCCGTGAGGCTCAAAAGTTCGGCATGACCGCATCGCTCGCGAAAGGGCAAAGCGATATTGTTTCGAGCAGCGATTTTATCACGAATTACCAGAAGATGCAGCACTTCGATCTAAGCCAATTTGGCGGCGTCGTACTCGACGAAAGCTCGATCCTCAAATCAACGGACGGGCATTACCGCACAAGGCTCATCCAAGAATGCGCGCAAATCCCATTCCGCCTCGCCGCGACTGCGACGCCGGCGCCAAACGATTTCATGGAGCTTGGCAACCATGCCGAGTTTCTTGGCGTCATGTCGCAAACCGATATGCTGGCGACGTTCTTCATGCATGACGGCGGTGAGACGCAGAAATGGCGGCTCAAAGGCCATGCAGAAAATGAGTTCTGGCGTTGGATGGCGTCATGGGCTGTGATGCTGCGGAAGCCGTCTGATCTCGGCTATGACGATACTGGCTATGATCTTCCGCCTCTCAATCAAATACAGCATACATGCGCCGTTCCCTATGCGCCGAATATTCAAACCGGGCTTCTTTTCCCGGTGGAAGCAAACGGTCTCGGAGAGCGCATCGCCGCACGGCGCGGGAGCGTTGATGACCGCGTGAAGCTTGCGGCATCCTTAACACCTTCCGATCGGCCGTTCGTTTGGTGGGTCAATCTTAATTCCGAGAGCGACGAACTGCGCAAGGCAATTCCTGGCGCCGTCGAAATTCGCGGGTCGGATAATGATGCGGACAAAGAGCGCAAGCTGATTGATTTCAGCGAAGGCCGGATTAAGACGCTGATCACGAAGCCATCCATATGCGGCTTTGGTATGAACTGGCAACATTGCGCGGATACTGGCTTCGTCGGCCTCACAGATAGCTTTGAGGCCACATATCAAGCGATCCGGCGTTTCTGGCGATTCGGTCAAAAAAAGCCCGTCACGGTGCATTTTATCGCCGCCGAAACAGAGGGCGCTGTAGTCGCGAACCTTCGCCGCAAGGAAGCCGATGCAGACCGCATGGCCGACGCCATGGTCATGCACATGGCGGATTTATCGGCGCAAAATATTCGAGGCATGACACGCGATCGGCCCGACTACGATCCGCGCTTGCCGGTTCAAATCCCCTCTTGGCTGGAGACTGCATTATGAAACAGATTGAGCACGTCAAAGCAGTCGACCAAATCGTCAACGATGATTACGCAATCTATCAAGGCGATTGCTGCGATCTCATTCGCGCGATCCCCGGCGATAGCGTCCACTTTGGCATTCACTCGCCGCCGTTCGAGGGCCTTTATCGGTTTTCAAGCTTCGATCGGGACATCTCGAACAACAACGATGCCGACAGCTTTTTCAGGCATTACGGGTTCCTGATCTCCGAGCTTTTCCGCGTCACGATGCCGGGCAGGCTTTGCTCGGTTCACGTCATGCAGTTGCCGCGCAGCAAAGGGCGCAATGGCTTCATTGGGATGCGTGACTTTCGCGGGGAAGTTGTGCGCGCATATGAAGATTCGGGCTGGCAGTTTCATTCCGAGGTCTGCATCTGGAAAGACCCTGTTGTCGCACAGCAGCGCACGAAATCCATCCGCCTGCTGCACAATCAGATCACGAAAGATAGCACTGTCAGCGGGCAGGGGCTTGCCGATTACGTTGTCACATTCCGCAAGCCGGGCAAGAACACGGAACCGGTCGGCGGCTATTTCGATCATTTTTCTGGCGTCGGGGTCGATATAAGCCGCGAGGAATATGATAAACAGGCAGCGGATGCGCGCTCGCTTGGTCGCGAGCCGTGGTCGTTTGAGAAATGGGCGTCGATCCTCGTTTGGCAACGCTACGCATCTCCTGTCTGGATGGATATTGACCAGACGCGGACGCTCCAATATCGCGCCGGCCGCGATGAAAAAGACGAAGTGCATATCTCGCCGCTGCAGCTCGACGTGATTGAGCGGTGCATCGATCTATGGAGCAATCCCGGCGACGTGGTTCTGACGCCATTCGCAGGAATTGGCTCTGAGGTATTCAGCGCGGTCCGCATGGGGCGGCGAGGCGTCGGGTTTGAACTAAAGCCATCCTATTTCGCGCAGATGGTTCGCAACATGCGATCGGCTAAAGCTATCGGCGGCGATCTATTTAGAGAGCCAGACGATGCCGCATAACTACCCTGACCTCTCACTACAAAACAGGAACTCAAAAATGACGCATGAACACCATGAACACATTGCCGAGGAAGCCGGCCATGCAGCGGTTGAGCGCGCGCTTGCTACACGCTCACTGACTCTTTCCGGTCTGCAGGCCGATCTTGACGTTGCGATCCTGCACGCCACTGACGTTTTGACCAACGTATTGGCCACGGCAACTATTTTAGGCGGTGTAAAGCATGATCTTCCCGCGTTAGCTACGACGCCTCTTCCGATCGGCCAACTCGGCTCAATCGAGCAGCAAATCGCTGGTTTGCGCGATCGTCTCGCCCATATCGATGATGCCAATGCCCATGTTTGTCAGCTCTTGGGGGGGTGAGATATGAGTAAATACGACATTT